GTTCAATATGACAATTATTGATGACGCTAAGTTCTTATCTGGTGAAAAAGTAACATCTGCAAGATTTGAAGGATTTGTTTCTGAAAACGGATGGAATGGTAAGATCAGTCAACTTAGATTGAGAGATACAATTGGAAATCTCAGGCCTGGAGACAAACTCTTTGGTGAAGTATCTCAACTACTAGGTAACGTAAGAGATGTAAACAAGTTTAGCGTTAGAACCACTCTTGGATCTACAAGAGATAAAGTGTCTAAGAACGACATGAACGTTGGTATTCTTAATGATTTCAGTCAGAGAATATCAGATAACTTCTACTTCCAGAAATTCTCATACTCAATCAAGAGTAAGTTGCCATATTCTACATGGAAAGAACCTGTAAGATCTATTGTTCACCCATCTGGATTCTTAGAGTTCTCTGATTTAATTATTGAAAGTGATTCTAGGAAAGATGCAATAACTCATGATTTAGTAAATGTTGGTGTTGCAAAATCTACCAACATGAAGGTTAAGGCTGTAGATACTAAAGTTGATCTGATCATTAACATTGATAATGAAATGTATATGGGTAAGAGAGATAACTTTGCTATGGTCACAGAAGATGATGCACTCGAAGATGGATCTGTACAAAGAATATTCTTCCCAGAAGGTAGACCGATCAAGAGCTTCATTATGAACAAGACTAACAAAGTCTTGAACCTAGATGATATTGCTGATGGTTTCAATGGTGCTCATGACAGAACAGGAACATTAGTTGGTAGTAAACAATTCAAATTATCTGTAGATAATTCTCCTGTATTCAAAGCGGTATATAATGCTGGTGCTGGTGCTCCAGTCAATGTTGATCTTGGAAATAATCTTCTTGATATTCCTAGACATAACTTCCAAACAGGACAGGAGGTTATCTTAGAAACCTTTGGTGGCACTAAGATTGGTATTGCAACTACATCACATACCACAGGAACAAGAGATATTATTATGGCTGCTAAAGCATCTGGTGTTGGTGGTAGTGCAATGTTTGAAAATGGTTATAATGTTCAAATTCCAGGCCCTGTAACAGGAACAGCTGTAACAGAAAATCCTCCAGGCGCTTTATTTAAAATATACGGATTTGGAACTCTTGAGGGTGGTGTGCCTGGTATATCAACCAGAGGTAGCGGTGCTACATTCCAAGTTAAGTTTGACTTCAGCCAAACCACTGGTCAATGTATATCCACAGCAGTTACTCTGACCAACGGTGGAGCTGGATACTTTGTCGGTGACAATGTAAGTATTGCTGGAACACATTTAGGTGGTGCAACTCCAGCTAACGATCTTACATTCCCTGTCACTAAAGTAACAGGAACTAGAACTGGTATTTCAACAATGTATTCTAACGTTCCTTCTACTACTGATGGATCTGGATCTGGTGCTATATTCAATATCACTAGAGATGGTAATTTGGATATTACAGACGTAGGAGTTGTAGATGGAGGAACTGGATATGCTTCCACTAATGTTATTTCCATTGCTGGTACATACGTTGGTGGTACAACACCTACAGATAACATTTTCCTAAGTCCTGTAGAATTAGGAACAGATGTTATGCCTGACCGTTTGTTCATAACAAAAGTTGACGATGTTAAATTTAGAATTGCTGGTTTAGCAACTGCACTTCCTTTCACGTTCACTGGTTTAGGAACTGGATTCCATACACTTAAGGTTGCTGAACCTAATAAGCAAGCCTTGATTATGATTGATAATATTATTCAAACTCCTCTCAAGAATAAGAGACTAGGAGTTACTGTTGCTGATGCTGTTGGTACACTAGATCAAAATATAACAATATCTGCTGGTATTGGATCTTTGAGTAAGGGTGATATTATCAAAATGGATGATGAATTCCTCACAGTTAAGAAAATAGGTGGTTCTACATTTTCACAGGCAAAGTTTGCTATTGCAAACAGCACAGTAGCTACTGATTTTTACTATGATACTAACAGAGTTAACTCATCTGTGACTAAAATGAGTACAACATTTGCAACTATGGATGATAACCCTCCATATTAACTATAAATAAAAAGAAAACGTTTTTTAAGTAATGTCTAAACAAGGGATTAGTACTGGCACGCAACCCAATGATGGAACGGGCGATACTTTATTGGCGGCTACTATTAAGATTAATAATAACTTCAACGAGATATATGATGTTTTTGGAGATAGTACAAACCTTGTAAGTTTTGTTTCTTTTGCCAGCACCGCTGGATATTCTACCAATTGTGGTATTGCATCCACATCTGGTTTTGCTGGTATGGCAAAGAGTGTTGCAGATGATATTAATATTAACACAACTGGTGTCGTAACAACGACTTATGGTGATATAGGCAAGATTACAATTCAACAGCCTGGTGCGATTGCAGAAGGTCCTATTGAGGTTGGAACTGCAACAACAATGTTCCGAATCAAAGCTGATGGTATGGTCGGCATTGGAACATCATTACCTACTTCACAACTAGAGGTTGCATCATTCTCAAATGAAAAACCAACCATCTGGGCAGTTGCTAAAGGTGCTGGATATGGATTACGAGTATCAGATGAGGCAATAAGTGATAACAAATCTTTTGTAGTTACCAATGAAGCATATTGTGGTGTGGGATCTACTGCTCCAAAATGTAGATTAGATATTGGTGGAGATATACAAGTAAGTGGTGCAAGTACCCTGATGGATCAGGTGAACTTCAACTCTGACATTACAGAAAAAGTTGTAGGAAACTTTAGTGATACTCTAACTGTAAGTGCAGGCGGCACATTCACTGTAGATGTTTCACAAGGTTCTGTTGTATTGGGTGGATTATCAACTTCTGTCACTACATGGAATTTTATAAATGTCAGTGGTCAAAACAGTAAGGCAACAACAGCAACACTTATTATCAATGCTGGAATTGGATATACTTACGGTGACAACTGTAAGGTAAACGGTGCCACGATTGCAAATGGTGTCAAATGGGTTGGAGGAAATCCTCCGCCTGCCACAAATAATGATGATATACTAACGTTTAGTATAGTCCGTGATAGCACTGGAGTTACCAGAGTTTATTGCAGTAGTTCTATTAACATCATATAGAGGAATAAATGTCAACAAGAGTTACGCCAGGACAAGGAGCTCTACTTAGACCAACATTTAACTCAGTATATGGTGTTTCCGATATTGAGGTTTTATCTGGTGGAGCAGGGTATGCACAAACAAACCCTCCAAAAATAATCATTGAAGGTACAACAACTCCTCTAACAGAGGGGGTATTTTACCCTATCATTAGTGGCGTAGGTACAATATCGGAAATTGTCATATTTAAAACTGGTGCAGGGTATTATCCTGTATTCAGTACGTCTACTAACTCACAAGTTGTTGTAGAGAGAGGTCAGTTTGGATCTGTATCAACTACTCATATAGTTGGTGCTGGATACTCTGTATTTTCTGGTGATTATAATATTGTTGAAGATAATATATTCTTTACAGATGCACCATATGGTAAAGCAGGTCCTATTGGATTACAAACTAGTTCTTCTTTTGCTGGTAGACTATTCTCTAGAAAATTAGATCCATTTGACCCAGAAGATAATAATGTAATTCTTGATGATATATCTTTGGACTTTACAGGTGTTGCAGGCACACAGTTTGATCTATCAGAAAACTTAGGTGTTGTAACTGCTTTGTACAACAGTGTGAATACAGGTGTAGATATCAATAACAACCCATTCATACTAATCAATAATATTGTTCAAACGCCTGGTCTTGATTTTGAAGTCATTGACAGTACAACTAATAAACTTAACTTCCTAAGTGGAGTCCCTAGAGCTGGAAGAATCAATAAAGTTGGATTACAAACAGGTGCTGGATATTACACACCACTCAAAGCTGCTGCAAGAGTTGGTGTTGGAACAACTGGTAGTCTTGAATTCATACAACTAGAAGGAAAGGGACAAGGATATAGAGCAATACCAGAAATTAGTGTAAGATCCTCTCAGGGATTTGGTGCAAGTATTGGTGCAGTTTTAGGAACATCAGATGGTAGTGCAGTTGCAATTTCTACAGCAGATTACAACCACATTGCTGGTGTTTGTACATTTACCGCTAACTCTCATGGATTTGTACAGGACGATAGAATTAGAATTACAGGTGCTGGGTTTACATTTTCCCCTGTATCCGTTGCCAGAACTATTACCTCATTTGGGTATGATTATGTAACTGGTATTACAAGTATTGGAGTAGCGACTGGTCATTATATTGGAACTGCAAGAAATCAAAGTAGAAATCTACTAATAAAAGAAATACAAGTAACAGAGGGTATATCCACATACACCTTTAGAGAAGACGCATATCCTATTGTAGAAATTGTAGATGCTAACAATGTAATTGTAGATTGTGGTGTCGGTACGCAACCTATTACCTATGTTAGCGGGGGTAAGGTTCAAGCAGGCGTTGACACCGCAATCATGGATGGTAGAAACGTTACTGGTTTTGATGTACTAAGTGGTCATACCGCAAATACATTCAGATGTTTCATTGGTATATCGTCTTTTGCACATGAGTACCTTGGTGGAGCTGTTGTAAATAGAGCAGAATCTGGTATCATAACCAACTTTAGTATTGTAGAGGGTGGAACTGGTTTCTATGCACCAAGAACTATATCATATATTGATCAGACCCCTGCAAATGGTATAACAACTATTACTGCATATGGTTATACTGATGAAGTTGTAAAAACCATATCCGAAGTAGATTACGAACCTCTATCTGGTATTGCAACAATAACTTCATCATCTGCTCATGGATTAACAACTGCAAATGTAGTCAAGTTAACTGGTATCCAATTTGATACAGGTATTGGTAATATTACATTCCCATCTGATGCACAAAAATACTTTGGTGTCACTGGTATCCTAAGTGCAAAGAACTTCACTGTGAATATTGGTATGGCAGTGACCACAACTGGTATCCATACTGCACAGTCTGGTGTTGGTTCATTCACAACTTATAGTGGCCACGGATTAGAGACTAATGATTTTGTTAATGTAACTGGTATTGCAGTCACATTTACAGATGCTCCTGCCGTTGCGGTTGGTCATGTTGAATATGATGAGACATCTGGTATTGCAACTATTACCACAAGAAAAGATCACAACCTTACAGAAGATGATTGTGTGATACTTTCTGGTATCGCCTTTACTTGTGATTATGACCCTGCATTAGGAGTTTCTAGTGCATTGTATGATAATGTAACTGGAGTTCTAACTGTAACCACTGCCGCACCTCATGGGTACAAGGTGGGTAAAGATGTTATATTATCTGGTCTTGCATTTACATGTGCTTTAGACGGTGGTGCATATCAACATTATTATCCAAGAAGTAGATCAACTGCATACGACACCTCTATTCCAATTACAGGGTATGCTGGAACAGCACTTGCAATGGATGTTGGTATATCTCGTGTCAAGAATCAATATGTTCATAGATTTGAAGAGGCACTTAACGGAGCAATCATATATGGTGGTGATTATGATCATACTTTTGTTCGTGCAGAAGAAGGTGCATTACTAACTGGGGGACCTTTTGTACATTCATTTGTTAGTGCCACTGCAACATCTACTTTTGCAGGCGGTGCTTATGCACACACTTATGTAAGTTCAAACGAAAAAACTATTAAGGTAGGTGGAGATTATGCACACATTTTTGTCCCTGCAAAAACCATACCTAATTCAGTTAGTATAGTCGGGGGCGGAACCACCACACCTACAGGTGCCGACTATACTCCTAGCACTGGTTCATTAGTTCTAACAGTTAATAATCATGGATTGTCAGGCCCAAGTCAACACTCTATAACAACTGCCAATTACAACCCTCTTGTGGGTATCATGACTGTTACAATTCCTAATCATGGTTTCTCAAATGGTGATCAAGTTAAGATTGCAGATGAATCTATAGGTTGGAAGTGTTCACTAGACCAATTTACGTCAACCAAATATTACCCAAGATCCACAGATCCAATCAGTGATAGTTGGATACCCATCTCAAACAAGACACAAAACACTTTTGAGGTCTTTGCTGGTATTACTACTAGATTGGATTACACTGTGTCTGGGGCGGACTACACACCCTCTGTAGGTGTGATGACAATGAGTATTGGAACTCATGATCTTGAAGTAGGACAAAGTATTAAGTTTAGAGATAGTTCATTAGGATTTACATGTACTGCTGACCAAAACACTGCAATCAAGTATTATCCAAGAGCAAAAGATCCAACTTATAACACTGCTGTTCCAATCATAGGTGCAGCTGGAACAACAATTACAGTCAACGCTGGTATATCAACTATTGTAAGATACACTGTCGCATTTGCTTCATATACTCCAGCAACAGGTATCATGACTGTTTCTCTTAACAGATTACATGATTTCCAAGCTGGTGAATCTATTAAGTTTAAGGCTGGATCTATTGCTTTCAAATGCGAGCAAGATGGATTCCAAAGTAATCATTTCTATCCAAGGCCACAAGACCCTTATTACGATAAACCAGTAGAGATCATAGGTGCTGCTGGTACTATGTTTAGTTGTAATGTAGGAGCCACTGGTGGAGCTAATAGATATGTGTTCTTACCTAACCAAGGTGTTGCTGTAGATGCAGTTATATCTGGTGGTGATTATCCCTACACATTATCTGGTGTTGGAACCGATGCAGTTATTACTGGTGGTGGAGACTACACTCCTTACGTCTTCGTCAATGCAACATCTGGTGGTCTACAGAGACCATCATCACAGGTACAAATAGCAGAGGGTGCATTAACATTCAAATGCGCTAAAGATAACTATGCAACTGAACATGCTTATCCTCGTAAGACAGACCCAGCGTATAATACAAATCTAGGAATTATTTCTGCTACAACCAATACCTTTGAAGTTAGAGTTGGTGTTTCTACAATAGAGGAACGTTCTATATCGACATCTACATATGACCCTGCTACAGGTGCATTTGTAATGAATGTTGGTGTTGGACACTCATACATCAATGAGTCAGCTCATACAATTTCGACGGCAACGTATAATCCTAGTACTGGTGTACTAGAACCAACCATTGCAAATCATGGTTTTGTTGCTGGTGAATATGTCAAGTTTGATTTGGAATCAATTACATTCAAATGCGATAAAGATGGATATACTGCTGATAAGGCATATCCAAGATATTCCGATCCATATTTGAATAAGTGGTTGCCAATTTACAATGTTGGTGTCAATACATTCTCTGTGTTTGTTGGTGTATCTACCATCGTAAACACACATTGGTTCCAAAGTGCAACTACTGGTGGTCTTAAGAAAGCAAGAGATACCGTTGGTATCAATACTGCATCAATATTATTCACATGTGCTAGAGACAATTACGCAACAGAACACGCCTATCCTCGTCCTGATGATCCAATAGGTGGCAATGTATCTGTTGGTATTGGTTCTACATCTGCTGATACTATAACAATCAATGTGGGTGTATCCACCATAGTCAACTATGGTATTACCACTGCAGCCTATACTGCAAGCTCAGGAATCATGACTGTGTTCTCTAATGTTCACGGATTCAATGGTGCTTTACCAAAGAGTTTAGAATTTGCAACTTATGATGCTGTATCTGGTATTATGACTTGTACAGTTACCAATCACGGAATGGTAACTGGTAATAGAGTTCAGTTTGCAAGAGGTTCCATCAGATTTAGATGTATGATGGATCAAAGAAAGACTATTAAGGATTACCCAAGAAGAAAAGATCCATCTGATCAACAGTGGTTATCAGTCACAACTATTGATCTTGATAAATTCAGCGTAAATGTAGGAACATCTCCTCTTGTATATCACAGTCCTACAAGTGGATCATATGATCCGTTTACTGGATTAATGACTGTAGATATTGGATCACACTCACTACAAAAAGGAACCTCTGTGAAACTTAAAACCAGAGCGTTTAAATTCACTTGTGCCTTAGACAATCATGCGACAAATCACTTCTACCCAAGGGCAAGTGGCATATCTGGCCCAGACCCTGCTTATAATACTGCTGTTAAGATTACTGCTACAACAGATACTACTATTACACTGGATGTAGGTAAGTCATCCAACCAAACAGAACATATTTTTGTTTCTGCATCTGCTAATTCTGTAATAAGTGGCGGTAACTATCTCCATACATTTGAGAACGCAGAACTTAATGGAATGTTGATTGCTAGAGATACTGTTGGTCTTGCAACAAACTCATATACATGGAGATGTTCTCAGGACAACTATGCTACTGATCATTACTACCCAAGAACCACTGATCCAATACACAACGTAGAGGTAGGTATTGTTACCACAACAATAGACACGTTTACAATCAATGTGGGTATCACATCTAGAGTCAAGTTTAATGTCACTAACTCCACATATGATGCAAACAGTGGAGTTGCAACATTTACTACTGATTCATCTCACGGTCTATCAACTGCAACTGCTGTAGGTTTAGTAACAAATGGATTTGTGTACACATGTGACATGGATCAGAACGCTACTGAACACGCATATCCTAGAATTACAGACCCTGCACATAACACTGCCTTATATCCTATTTCTGTAACTTCTAACAACATAGCTTTGAATGTTGGTGTTTCTACAAGAGTAGAGTATAACATCAACCATGCAGATTATAATGAGTCTATTGGTATCATGACTGCCTTCCTACCAGCAGTTCACGGAATCACAACTGCAGCTGGTGTTGGTAGAAATGTTAAATTAAAAACTGAGTCTATTCTATTCTCATGTTCTCAGGATAACTATGCTACAAAACAGTTCTATCCTAAAGGAGGAGATCCATATTACAATGGTTCACTGATTACTAGAGTTATCAATAACACTACTATTGAAACTCAGGTAGGCCCATCCACCACACCTAGTTTCTATAACTCTGGTGGTAAGATCCAAGGTGTTATACTTGCACCTAGACTTAGAAATAACTCTCCTAGTGGTGAGGACTTTGCATCTGGTGGTACATTTATTGATAAGATTATTGATAGTAAGTCATACGTTGTTAATGTTGGTATTTCAACAGTGGATCATAACTATGCTAGAGCTGGACTTTCACAAAAAGGTAAGAGAATTGCTTCTTCTATAGAACAAGGATTCTCTGGATTTGATGTTATTGAAAAACTAGATGCTGGTAAATTCAGAATTCAAGCTGGACTAACAACACAGAGAGCATTATTCAAGAGAGGCGGTAGAGTTGACAAACCAATATTTATTGATATCGCAGAACCAGATGGATACTTCAATAGATCATTGGAATACTACGGTGGTTCAACTGGTATTGGTACAAATGCTACTGTAGATTTCCGTGTCAATGTAGATGGAAATATAGCTGAATTTAACATCACAGAAGAAGGAACTGCATTTAAGGTAAGTGAAGAACTAACTGTTTCTGGTATTGTCACAGATCCAAGAGTGGGTGTTCTAACTGAATTTAAACTAACAGTTGAAGAACTTGAGAGTGATACATTCTCTGGATTCTATCCAGGCCAGTTCATATTGTTTGATGACATATCAAAATTCTTCAACGGAACTAGAACCAAGTTTACTCTGTCTGTAACAACTAGTGGTGTAACAGAAATCTTAAGTCTTAAGACTCTGCCTGGAAGTGATATGGATATTACTAATAATATCTTTATCTACGTTAATGATATTCTACAAACTCCACAGTCTGCTTACACCTTTAAGGGTAGTAGAGTTATCTTTAGTGAGGCACCAAAACCAAACTCTAAGTGTTCTGTATTTTACTTTAGAGGTTCTAAGAGAGATGTTGAAACTGTTGATCCAGTTGCATCATTGAAGCCTGGTGATATTGTTAGAATCAAAGAGAATAGATTTGATCCATTAGATAGAGATCAGTTTGAAAGAACATCTAAGAGAATAGTTGCATCTGATGTCTTAGAAACATTCACATATAACAGTCTAGGAATTGATACAGGTCAGAATAAAGAAAGACCTCTATCATGGGAAAAACAAAGATCAGATAAGATACTCTCTGGTGTTCTTATTCCTAAATCTAGACCAGCATTGAAGAGTAGAGTTCTACCTACAACCAGAATTATCAAGAATGTTGGTGATTTAGATGATAGTTTCTATGTAAACAATGCGTTCCCAGTATTCAATGCTGTTGATAAGTTAATACAGTCTGAAAGAAATGTCACTATATTTGAAGACCAGAATGTAGAGCCTGGAATTGTAACTTCACAAGTGTCTACATCATCCAGTATATCATCTTTAACTGTAAGTTTTGGTGGAACTGGATATGCAAATCTAACTAATCCAACTGTTGCAATATCAAGCGCATTGATTGAACGTAAAGATCCAATTTCTGCTTGGAAGTTCGATGCAATCACTGGTATCACATCATTTGTTGAGTTCAGAGCTATTTCTAAAGAAGATCCATACATCGCTGTTGGTAAGAGTAGTTTCTACATGAATACTAAGAGTGGTACGTTCTGGGAGAGAGGTAGAATTGGATTTGGTGGAACCATAACCTTTAATGGTGTTGGTGTTGGTAATTCAGTTCATAGTCCTAACGTATATGCAATGGCAGCTGGAGATTTTGCTTCTCTAGCTAGAGCAGTTGCGATAGGTAATAGTATTTCAACATGGACTCCTATTGCTCTAAAAGAACAACAACAGATCCCTGCTATCGGTCAACTCAATACAGTTGATAGTACATATCAGGGTAACTTCCAAGATGTTATCTGGGAAGGAGTTACAAATACATGGGTTGCAGTTGGTGCTGCTGGATCTATATTTACTGCTGTTGGTCTTACAACAGCTGAAGCTTTCAGTCAATTCTCAGGAACACTACAAACTCTAAATGCTGTTACTTTTGGTCAATCTGAATTTATAGCTGTTGGTAATGGTGGTGTAATTCTTGCATCAAATGATGGAACTGGTTGGTCTCAAAAAATAAGTAATACTGTATTTGATTTGAATGATGTTCTTTATGATGGTAGTAGATTCATTGTTGTTGGTGATAATGGAACTATCGGTATTTCAACTGATAAAAACTTCTGGCAACCTTGGAGTCAACAATTACCAGCTGGCACTCAACACCCTGCTTCATTTGACTTTGCTAAAATTAAATACTTTGATAATCTATACGTTGGTATTTCTACAGTCGGTGATCTTTATTACTCATTCGACCTTGCAAACTGGAATAAGAGAGACATAGATCATTCAAAAGAGATTCGTGACTTAGTGGATACTCCATATGGTGATTTCTCAAGTAGGAGAGTTATTACAGTTGGATCAGGAACAACTACCTTCTATGCAGATCCTGTGATCAACAGAGCGGCCGCTACTTCCTCCGTAACTGCTGGTGTCATTACATCTATAACAATTACAGATGGTGGATTTGGTTACAAGGTTGGAAGTAATCCTCCAGTCATTGTAGAAACAGATAGAACTAAGAGAGAGGACATATTCTCAGTTGATGCAATCGGCGACTTTGGTGACATTGTAGGAGTAAATACATACTTACCAGGCAATAGTACAACATTACCTAGACTTGAGTTTACACTTAAATCTCAGTTTAATGATAATACTAACTTGGGTTATGGATATTCCTCACTAAATTCACTTGGAGTTGAATTTAGTGGATTATCTCAGGGAGATTACTTTACAATCTATGACAGTTCATTAGTTGTTGGCCATGCACTCACAGGTATTACTACTGCTAGTGGTGCAAACGAAGTTGTTGGTATGGTAACTGCTGGTGATTATCTTGGTGGTGTGTTCAGAGTTGAACGTGTCACAGTTGGAGATGCGGTATCTGGATTAGCAACTGTAACATGTGCTTTCTTACCAGGCCCTGTATCATTTGGAAATAACAAGATCCAAGTTGGTGTTGGTACGACTGCAACTACTGATACCTTCTGGGGTAAATATAGTTGGGGTAAATTCTTTGGATATCAGAATCGTGGTGCTGGTAATCCAACAAGTTTCCTCGTGAATCCCATGAACGGTAATGTAGGATTATCTACTGCTGCCGTAGTAGCCAGAACTAAACCACTAACTTAACCCCCTAAATAAAACAAAAAGACTAGTTTTTTTAAAATGCCTGCCATAATATCCGAACAGTTTAGAATTTTAAATGCCGAAACTTTTGTACAGAGTTTTGTCGGAGTCGGATCTACTGTTAACAAATACTACGCCTTCATGGGACTACCAAATTCCATAGAGCCAAAGGCAGGCGGTACTGCCACATGGCCAACCGACACCCCTTCACCTCTTGATGGATTTGAAGAAGAATACTCCATAAAGGAGTCTATCATTGCGATGAAGAAGGTTACTGACAAAGATGTTCGCAGACTTGTTAGGAAAGTAAAGTGGGTTGCTGGTACAACCTATGAGATGTACAGACATGACTACAATATTTACAATCTCACACCAATAACTTCACAAGGTAGTTTGTATGATTCAAATTACTACATAGTGAATGAGGACTTGAAAGTTTACATTTGTCTCCAAAATGGATCAGACCCTGAGAACCCCAAGGGTAGGCCTTCATATGACCAACCCACATTTGTTGACCTTGAGCCAAGAGCAGCTGGCACTAGTGGCGATGGTTATGTTTGGAAATATCTTTATACGATTAAACCATCCGAGATCGTTAAATTTGACTCTATTGAATACATACCAGTGCCCGAAAACTGGGGCAACCAAGGCGAGACTGTTGCAACAAAGGCTAATGCTATAGATGGAAAAATCGAAGTTGTTGTTGTTAATGATAGAGGCTCTAACTATCAACCGATCTCTACATCTTTTGCCAATGTTCCAATTCTCGGAGATGGATCAGGAGGAAAGGCTACAATTACGATTGATTCTTTCGGAAAGGTATCTGAAGTATTTGTTACTGACGGAGGAAAAGGATATACCCACGGATCCATACAGTTCTTCCCAGGCGCTCCTGGCAGTGAGTCTGGCGGTGTTCTTGCTAACCTTACCA